GTGTAAATGTATAATCCATTTCTGGTTCAGCATTCTCAGGAGGTTTTGGAATTTCCATATCTTGATCTAGCTCTTCAACAACTTCTTCAGATTGAGGTCCATAAACTTTCCATAGAAAAGTGGAACCTGCAATAAAGGTTGCTAAGGCGAGAATTTGATATTTGATAGATCCCAAATACTCGAGAATAGGAGCTATTTTCTTTAAAACTCTTTTAGTTATTCTATTTACTTCATCTGAAATTTTCTGTTTTAGAGTAATTTCTCGGGGTGGTAAGTAGAAGGGAATACATATATCTTGATAACAAGTAAAGTATTCATTGAAAGTTTCTATCTTAGTATAAGCTGAATCAATCACATTGTAATAGAATTCGGGATGCTTGATAGCGAGGCAGAAATGAGCCCATTTTAATGGCATAACACAGAGTGATTTCCATGGTGTATTTAACAAAAAGTTCTCAGCACCTAGGCATTCAAAAACTCTTTCATTATTAACGAATATATCCCAGGCATCCTCAAAATTCAGTCTTAATTTATCCTGATCATCAGGGTGATTGTGCTTGAGGTAATGCGTAATTGTTTCATCAATCATAAACTCGGGAAAGTCGTGATTAGATAAGACTGGTACAGTTATAGGATCATCATATTTCTCGTAGAATTGGGATCCTAAGGGGTTAGAGTTGAAAATTGATTTTATAAAACCAGATTGAGGTTCGATCCTTTCCATAGTTATATCTGAGGCAAAAATACCTTCGCTATCATATTCGATAGGCATTTCATAATCCTCAGGATGATAAGTATGACGATAAGTGTCCATAGTTTCATAGAAATTAATTTCATGTTGGGATTTCCAAGCTTTACGCTTACTATGCTCTTCGTTCATTTGCGCGACAACTTCAGAGAAGGGAATCGGCTTAGTGGGTGTGATAACATTACCTGATTTAGGATCAGATGGTAAGAAATCAAAATGTTCTGGAAGAATATTTGGTTGTCCTAATTTATTGAGAGGTATATTGTCAAAATTAATTTTCCTATCATAAGGAACATCATTTGGATTTTTACAAAATTCATCTTTAGGTACAACATAGTATTGTAACGGAAAACGTCTATTCAAAGCGAAACTATTAGTTAAAGATTCAGCTTTAAATCTCATATGATTAGTTGAAGCTATTAAAAATTTAGCGGACATTTTAACAACTCCTTTCTTAGTTAGTTCAGCCATATGAAGATCCATTTGAAAAGAATTAATGATTCGAATAACGTTCATATATTCGTTATCAGAATTACCTGCTACATCCTTAGCTTGTCCTAAATCATCAATAGTAATAACATTGACTTTGGGTGTGTAACCATCCC